TAATAAGAGAAATATCTATATCTTAAAACCAGAATACTTGAATGTCGTATTCAATGATATCGAAGATATTATGCCATATAAAAAAGGTGGTATCCAGTATATTAATCCGTCATTGAAAAAGGGAGACAATATCAGATTATATCAATAATTAATCGTTAGTATTTATAACATAAAGTGGGTCTTATGTCAAGTTTTACTACCCCTAGCTACACTTGACTGCCCACCCAGTTTTAGTTAATCACTCTTCTGCCAACCGTTGAAAATACGACAAAGCATCATCTTCTTCCTCACTACCACCAGATGCCATAATATCAGGCGAGTTGAAAGAATTCAGTTCATCACGCATTGACTGTGGCATTTCTGGTGCTTTGCTCTTGCGATAAGATGCTTCCAGTTCTTGCATCACATTTTCCTCACGGGAAGGAGTGCTTTCAAAACTAGAATACTCATCCTCCTGCTCACGAACTGCAGCACGGGGAGAAGACTTCTGACCCAGAACATACTTCAGACGCTTATCCAGGTCATCATAGGACTTGAACTGGTCTGCAGCAACTAGAGCACTCAGAGAATATTGCTTCTTCCACAGTGCTTCCAGTGCATCATCATCATCCAGAAGAGAACTGACACGATCAAACTCAGAAGAGTCATAGTTCCAGTATCCTGCAACTTTCTTCAGTTTCAGTTTGAAGTTAGCACCACTCCAGAAATCAAAGGGGTTGATGGGTTCTTCGTCTTCAAACTCAGGTTGCATTGCAGCAAGAATCTTATCAAAGATCTTCTTACCGAACTTGTAAAGGAAGACTTTACCTTCGTTTTCGGGATGTGCAGGATCACGCACAACGTAGATGTTTGCGTAGTAAGACAGTTTACGCTTTTGCTTACGAACAGTCTCTTTGTCTGCATCAATACCGCTGTTCCAGAGTTCACGGTTATACTCAGATACAGGATCCTTCTGACCCAAAGTAGTCAGAGAGTTTTCAATGTACCAACCACCAGAACCTTGAAAGGCATGGGAATACATCTTGACCCAAGGCAGTTCTTCACCATCAGGTGCAGGCAGGAAACGGATAACGGCATAACCATTACCAGTTTTATCCATTTCAGGTTTCCAGAAACGCTCATCAGCGCCTCCACCACCAGTGTTATTCATCTTTTCAACTTGCTTGACCAGTTTGTCGGTCAGAGAACCAAGTTGAGACTGCTTTTTCAGATTTGCAAAAGACATTTGGATTTCCTCGGTTTGTTTGGATTTGGCTTTTGTGGACTTCGTTATTCTACAGGTCTGTGCCTGTCTTGTCAATCTGTTGGCGCATAGTTTCCAGGAGACTGGACATATTGTTGAAAACGATGTTCATATCCACATTCTGTGGCATACCCATCATAACAGCAGAATCATAAATCCGCTGCTTCATTTCCTTTGCTTCAGGGTCATCAGACAAACTCATACGAGTGTAAAGAACTTTTTGTTTATTCAACAAACGTTCCAACATCTCCACATGATTTATTTTTTCTCCCTTACTCATTTGAGAAAATTTAAAAACATTTTTATAAACTTCCTCTTGAAGTTCGGAAATTTCAGTCATCTCTGCACGGACAACTTCTGAATCAAAGAAACTCATCTTTCTCCTAAAACTACTTGCTTAAGAATTTTCTTAAAACGAAATACATCGGTATTTAGAAAAGGACTATACTTGGACATTTTCATTGATGTCAACTCCCATACAGGATCTTTTAGTTTTTTGTCGAACTTCACCTTATATCCAAGTATTCTGTCCAATATAATCATGGTCTCCAAAGATAATCTACCTTGAAGATGCATTTTTAATATCATAGGGTGTCTTGAACCCTCTATATGAAATAAAGAGTCAAAGTTTACATCAGCAAAAACTGATTCTACTTCTTCCTTAAAAAGATAAGAGAGTGACTGAATTTTCTTCTGCCACTCTCTATAGTTTCCTTCCCCATTTCTAATAATTTCACCAATCCACAATGTCTGGGGATCACTACAAGTGATAAAATTAGAAACAAAGAAGTGTTCTACTTCTTTTTCTGTTTTTTGTCGTGATACTTTCTCAAACCAGAATCTGTCTTTACGCTTATAGAATGATTGAAGACTTGCTCTGGTTTTTTTATTATACTTATGATAATCGTATGTGCTCTTAGTAAAGTGATTCTTTAGAGCAAGATAAGTTTTATACGCCTCAAAAGGTGCCATTATAAAAAAGTAATCGCGTGAAAAATTTGCCGGAGTTTTTTTCGACCAAAAATGGATTAAAAGATCAATTTTGCTCTGGAGGTTCTCTTAAGGAAGTTTAACTCCATTGCTTCATACTTAATCTTTTCCTTTAACGGTTTTGATATAAGTTTTGGTACGGAATCAAGTTCAATATTATTTTGCTCACAGAAGTGAACAATGGCATCAATGTAGTTCATTTCTACATTATCACGAACAAGTTTCTCAATCTCTTGTGCAAAACGAGCTTGGCAAAAGAATTTACTTTCCAATACCTTTTCTAATTCGTTCTCCATAGTGCCTAGTACTGTAATGTGCAAATTCTTATACCCAAAGTCTCATAGTATTTTACAGATAAAATATCTTTATGTCAAGAATATTGTGACAACTTATCGTCAACGAACTTCTTGATATATTGTGTAAGTAGTTTGATATATTTTGCTTTATCGTATTCTTCGTAGACTTCGACTTCTCCGTTTTCACATGCCATAATGATCACGAATTTTTTAACAGGAATACCAGTAAGTTCATGAAGCATACACGCATATGCACAACACTGAACAAAGTATCCGTCAATCCATTCTCTTGGTTTTGGTTGTTTGGATGTTTTGAAGTCGATAATAGAAAGTTCTCCATCAAACTCAGCAATACAGTCAACTGTACCTGCAACACCTAAGTATTGACTGTAAAGAGAACCTTCCAATACACGAATATTATTTATACGATTCAGAGCAGGTTTAGCAATCTTAAATAAATGCTCTGAAATTGGTTGAACTGTAGGGAGTTCTTCATTCTTCAGATAATACTCCGTAAGAGTATGCATATCTGTTCCCCTACTTGTTGCTTTGCGTGTGATGTTATTTGCTTTTTCTTCACCAACTTTTTTACGCCAAGCAGCAAACTTTTCTTTATTAAAATGAGAAGTAACTGAAGTGATGGAGACCATCTTCTTCAGTCCTTCTTCTCCTGGTACTTTATAATAACGAACTCCGTCAATGGTTTCTCTATCCAATGACGGAAGATTCAACTCAACATGATTAAACATTAAAGACCCAATTCAGTTTTTGCAACAAGGTATTCTTTACAGAGACCCGAACGAACAATATCCTCAAGACCAAATTCAATGATATCAAACGAAGGCATTGCTCTCAGAATTCTCATAAAGTCAGAGATACCATTCTTCTCATTCTGTTTTGTAAGGTCAGATTGAGTAGCATCTCCACAGAAACAAATTTTAGTGTTCTCACCTACACGGGTAATAATACTATCAAGTTCGTGGAAATTCAAGTTCTGGAATTCATCCACAATGATAATTGCATTATCCAGTGTAGTGCCACGAATGAATGACGTAGACCAGAAAGAAATAGTTCCTTGAGTCTTAAGATTGCCATAGAGCATTTCAAAAGAACTATCGTCTGGCATTTCAAACATATACTTCACCATATTCTTATATGGAATCTGGTAAAGTGAAGACTTATCTTCGTGGTCGCCTGGCAGGAAACCGATCTCACGGGTCGCTACAAGGGACCTAACGATGTAAATCTTCTCGTAGGGTGTACGCTCACTCAGAACGTCTTTGATGGCGTTGTAGAGGGTGATAAAGGTCTTTCCAGTACCTGCTGCCCCATAAGCAACTAAGTTTTGATCCAGTTTGTAGCAGCGAAAAAGTTCTTCTTGGTTTTCAGTTAAAGGTTCAATCTTTTTAATATAGTCTAGATTGATTGGTTTCTTTCTTTTCATTTGTCTGTTACTCATTCCAAATGGTACTGGATTTTCTACTTTTTTACGTGGCATAAAATCAGGTAATAGGCTTAACTTTAGATCCTGGCATCTTTGATGCTCTGGTTAGAACTTCATTCCAACCAGGATTTTTCTGTACGAGTTTGTTAGTCCAATCTCCAACTTCCCCAACATTCATTTGTGTTGGAATCAGTGGTTTGAGATGTGGATTTTCTTTTAGATACGGCTCTTTGTCTGCCATATACATCCACTTCTCAAAGATTTCACCTGTTTCGGTATTCTCAAATCTATAGGTAGGCAAAATTAGATCTCCATATTTAATGTGAGTGGCATATCAATATTTAGGAGACCCATTCAAGTGCAGTGGCAACAGCAGGGAATTGTTCGCAGAAAATATCTTTTGCAGCATTTGCAATATCCATATGTTCTTTCTGTGTGCCATGACCAGAACGCAAATCAATATAATGAATCCACGAACGAACTGATCCCGTCATATACATTTTTGTGGGAACAGCGAGTGGAAGCACAAAGCGAGCACACTCTTTTGCAACTCCACGTTGAAGCATTTGATTATACAGTGCCATAGAAGAGTCAAACAAAGTTTGCATCTGCTTCTCTAGAATCTGAACTTCAAATGGATCCAAGTCATCAATACTATTCTGACGATTCTTTGTATCCTGACGACGCAACTCAGGCAATGGAATAGTATTTCCTAGTAGAGAACTATCTGCATAGCGTTGTGAAAATTCCTGGAAGGTGAACGAACGATGTCGAAGCACTTGAGCTGCGATGCCCCTGCTAGTTCGAATCTCCAAAGTCATCGATGCCTGTTCAAAGATAGACCAGTGTTGATGCTTGATACAATACTTCAACAACCCCTCAAACTTTTCATTATCTTGATTGCTAGGATTACTTACCCTAGCACAATATGCCATATGTTTTTCTGCATCAGGTGTTACAGAAATAAGTTTCACTGCTTCAGTCATTCACACTCCTCTTTCTTATTAAACTTTTTACGACATTTCTTGACTTCTTTTAATTCATCTTTGATGCGTTGATATGCTTCTTCTGGTGGCAACTTACGTGACATTTCCATAGCAATAATCACATCAACTCTAGTACCAAAGTGTTTTAGTGCTTCTTCAAAGCAATTTAGTTCTTCATACATTAGTCTGGATACCCATCATCATCGTAGAATACTTCATCATAGTCAGCAATATGTGTAGCAATCTCATCATAGTTCAAATACGATTCAGTATCTGAATATATTTCCGATTTAAGACTATCGACAAGCAACTCAAGGTTCTTGACGATCAACTTAAGTTTTTCTTTGTCCATCTAGTTGAACGCTTACGAAGCTAATTATACACAAAAAAAGAAGGTCCGTCAAGGACCTTCTTTCTACTTATTAAGGAAGATGATTTCTCCATAGATGAGAAACATAAACGCTACAGAGCAGATGGATATTACCCCTGCAACTTGCAGTGCTTCCATTTCACTTAACGTAAGTGCGACCACGATAGCAAAACTCTCCGTGAGTTTCCTCACCAGTCTGCTTGCACTCATACTTAACACCACGATATGAGGTGTGAAGAATTTGTGCGTCATGAAGTGCAGATGCTTTTTCAATCTGCTTTTTAATCAAAAGAAGTGTGTTCATTTTAGTACTCCTAAAAGAATGGAAAGTTAACCTTCTCTGCTTTCGCAGGATCCGTTTCCCCGTTCCTTCAGTCGTGTGCGTCACCCAAAGGTGATGAACGATCCGTTCCGCGACTTACTTGCGTCAGAGTTTCCTCTGATGAACGACAGGTCTATTATAGACCAGTACTACTATTTAGTCAAGAGACTCAAAAAATCAGACGAATAGTCCCCTCTCGGACATGTATTGCAGTGTTTCCTTCATACTACCAATGTGTTTAGAACCAATAGCACACTGTGGATAGGTTGCTTCGTTTCCAAACTCTGCTTTAAATGCTTTACTGTCAAAGTGTTTACCTAAAATATACTCATGAAATTCACCACCAAGAGACTTGAGGAGCATACTCATACGCTCACACTCTTGACTTTCGTTACTATAAATTACCACTATTTCAGTCACGTTGCCTCCAGTCATCTGGTTTGTCTTGTTTGAACCAGTCTACAATTTCATCTGCACTATCAAACCCCGTTTTATAATTGGATGGGTCGGGGTCTCCTAGTCCCATCCTATTCATAAAATCATCCATAGTTCCCTCTTGAATATCTTGAGAAGCATGGCGGCGGGCTTTCCTCAACATTTCCCTAGCAGTTGTATTTGCCTTACTTAGTTTCTCTGCCCAAATCATATCTTCTAGTTTGACTTCTTCTTTATTTGCAATCTTTTTACAAATAAATTCCAGTCTCAGTCTGTATTGAGTTGAAAGCATTTTAGTCCCGCAGTTTTGCTTCTAGTTCATTAACTCTATTAAACTCTGCATAAGCAGATTCAGATCTATTCTCAAGGATACTCAAGATGTCATTACGAATGACATCATTATCAACATAGTCATCCAAGTATTTGTCAATGGCTTCTTTCAAGTATCTATATCTGTGCCACTCAGGTGAATATGGTTTGTACATAATAAGAACAGTATATGCTCAAATGGTAATACTATTTAAGCATTTTGTCAACGCTCAATATAACTAAGTGTGTGGTTATCACAACTCAACTGTTCAACAATAATGTCACATCCAATCTTAGGGTGACAATCACCACAAGTAAAAATGTCTACTGCTGCTTCACCTTTCTCTGGCCAAGTGTGAATACTAATATGACTTTCTGCAAGAAGGATTAGTACTGTCACACCTTGTGGTGCAAACTTTTTTGATATTGTTTGCAACACCGTAGCACCAGTTGCTATAGCAGCATTCTCTAATAGGTTTATGAGATACTCTTCATTGTTTAGAAGGTCATAAGAACAACCATAAAGGTTGAGAAGATAGTGCTTACCCATTACCAAGTCTCTTGATATGGTTTAAGTTAGAACGCTCACTCTTTTTAATTTTCTTATATTTTTTTATAAGTCTATCAACTTCTCTTTTAGAGATATTGACTTTAAGTTCCTTCTCTTCTTCTTTTTCTACAAATCCAAGACCTGTACTTTCCATACGAAAGACTTCGTTTTCAGTTTCATCAACATAGTCGTTGATAACCTCTTGAATTTCGCTACGAATAAGAGAATTAATTTGCTCCCTTAATTCATCATCTTTCATTTCTTTTTCTTTTTCTCCTTCACTTCATTTCCCCAGAGTTTAGGATTGATCCTACCCTCTGCTTGTGTAATGTTAATAAGATTTTGTCTATAGTTATCCCAGTAGTGGTCAAAAATGTCTGCCTTTTTAGCAGACATAACAATATCATATTTTGTTATTTCTCCATCAATATACTCTACCAAGAATGCACTTGTTGGTAGAGATTTATCTAAAGACAGAGAAGCATCACAGTCATTATGAATAATTTTCATCAGGAACGATCACCCCATCGAATATCAGGATATGCTTCTTTAACAATATCCTCTTTGATATTATACACGCTTTGAAGTTTTTTGTCTTTAACGAGACAAATGATTTCTGCTTCTTTTGGATGCAAACCTTCAAGCATTTGAATGAACATAGTCTCTCTACGCAGAGAAGAAAGACTATCATTACCACCTTTGATAAAGTGATACAGGTTCTTGTATTCTCTACGAAGAGATGTGTGGTCCGTTCCAATAGGTACTTCGTTTTCCTTATAAGGAACAGGACCTTCGGGAACTGCAGACCTTACAGAAGGATCAAAGTTCCAAATAAAGATTGCTTTGATAGAAGGATCTTCATACTCTTTTAGAATATCAATCTTCTTCTGCTTTGTTCGTTGCTGAACCACCAGTTCAAACACTTCATGCAGAAATGGATTTGGTGGAAGCTTTACAGTTTTCTGAGGAGTTGTGGTTCTCTTTCTAGTCGTTGTCTTCTTCGTCGTCGTAGTCATAATCGTTTTCAAATCTCACTGCTAAAATTTCGTCTGGAAGGACATTCCCATTTTCATCAAACATCTCTGGGTGAGTATAAGCTATGTTTGTATTATAGAAATGCTCCTTTGCTAACCATCCTACCACACCTCCCACAAAAAAGAACATGATTGAAACAAGGGTGCTGATGGTGAGGGTTACTGCTAACATTTTCTTTCTCCAGAGATTATTTTTTCCTGATGTCCAGATAGAAGTTCAGGTGTAAAATAATCTCCCTCCTAAAGAACGAGACCATTTTACCAAACCTTATCTGAAAAGTTTTTGGTCTTTCTGGTTTCGTCCTCCTCTTACGAAGTAGTAACTCAATGCCCCGATTTATTTCGGACCTTGAACTATTTAGTTTGCTTCCTCTTTCTTCCTGGTCGTTTGTCATAACTATACCTTCCCGCATCTTCTAAAATGCCACACAAATAATTTTTTATTTTTCTTGCTTGTGGTTTTGGAATATGCCCATAACCTTCACGTAGTTGTTTATGAATGTCATCACTTCCGCCTTCAATATATTCTTCAAGATCATTTACAAGATCACCAATTTCTATTGCAGTAGAACTTTGAATGAACTCATTAACTTCAGATCTTTTTGTCTTGCGAATTTTTAGATAATCATAAAACTTAAGAACAAACTTTCCATTAAAAGCATAATCAATTGCTTTTTCTACATCAGTATAGACTTCGTGAAAGTTACTTTCCATTAGACTAGTTTTTGTTCCTTTAGATAGCGAACAGTATCGGTACATCCACCAATAATTTGGTCATCCATAACCACTTGAGGAAAAGTAGATCCTTGACCAAACTTATTGTAAAACTCATTACGGTCAAAGTCATCTCCAAGTTTATATACAACGTGCTGGAGTTCTGCTAATTGTAATACCTGCTGAACTTTTGTGCAGTATGGACAACCGTCTTTTGAATAAACTGTAAATGTCATGTGAAATTTATTTATGGGTCAAATGGTTTAAGATCAGACTCTGGTAATATTTGTTGCATAGGAAGTTGAAGGTCTGGTGCAAGAACTATATGGGGAACATCTATTGTTTGAGGTGCCATCAGTTTAATTTTTCGATAAGTTCCTCCTCTTCTTTTTGCCAACAATACAGCATCTCGTTCCCAACCACAGTCAGAGATTTTATTACCATCTTTATCAAACACAGACCAGTATTCATGCATGATGTGGTTTAAACTCCTCCATTGGTTGAGACTTGGTTAAATCTCTACGTGATTGATTCTTGATGATAATAAAAGCATCTTTGTTATATTTACGAGTTCCAATAGGAGACTGCCACTTCTTATTGTACTCTTCACCAACATCAATACCTGAAACAGCAGTACCACCAACCTCTACATCAATTTCATCTTCAGGTTCCCATCCAAGAACTTCAAGGTAGTCTTGAATACGATCCATAAGTCCACCATCTTCCCAAGCAAAAAATCCATCTTCGTTTTGTGTCCAGTCATGTTTAGGGATGTCATTCATAACGTTTTCTTCTGGTTCTAGATTCCCAAGCATAAAAAAAGAGGGCGCTAACCCTCTTAGTATATCAGATATAGATCATTCCTGCAAGCATTATACCGAAACAAAAGACTGTAAAGATCATAAGTCCAATGCCCATCCAATATACCCACTTGGGTATGGGTTCGGGATCAGAGTGCATTACCTCTTGGAAGAACTTCCTCTGGGAAGACAAAGTTCTCATGAGGTTGATCGGTAGGTGCCATCCAGGCACGTAGACCTTCATTCAATAAGATGTTTTTAGTATAGAACGTTTCAAACTCAGGGTCTTCTGCTGCTCTAATTTCTTGACTCACAAAATCATAGGCACGAAGATTGAGAGCAAGACCAATGATACCAATAGAGGAAGTCCAAAGACCCATGACAGGGACAAAAAGCATAAAGAAGTGAAGCCACCTCTTATTACTGAATGCGATGCCAAAGATCTGAGACCAGAAACGGTTGGCAGTGACCATCGAATAGGTTTCTTCTTCCTGCGTGGGTTCAAACGCCTTGAAAGTATTTGATTGTTCACCATCTTCAAATAATGTATTCTCTACAGTAGCACCGTGGATTGCACAGAGCAGCGCACCTCCTAGGATACCTGCAACTCCCATCATATGGAAGGGGTTGAGTGTCCAGTTATGGAAACCTTGGAGGAACAGGAGGAAGCGGAAGATTGCCGCGACACCAAACGAGGGGGCAAAGAACCAACTAGATTGCCCGAGAGGGTACATAAGGAAAACGCTGACAAAGACAGCAATCGGACCAGAGAACGCAATAGCATTATACGGACGAATACCTACAAGTCTTGCGATTTCAAACTGCCGAAGCATGAAACCTATGAGAGCAAAGGCTCCATGGAGCGCCACAAAATTCCAGAGTCCCCCAAGTTGGAACCAGCGGACGATATCTCCCTGAGCTTCAGGACCCCATAAGAGTAAAAGAGAATGTCCGAGAGCGTCAGCAGGAGTAGAAACAGCAGCAGTGAGAAAGTTAGCACCCTCAAGATATGAACTCGCCAAGCCGTGGGTGTACCAACTGGTAACAAAGGTGGTTCCTGTAAGCCAACCGCCAAGAGCGAGATAAGCTGTAGGAAAAAGGAGAATGCCAGACCAACCGACAAAAACAAACCTATCACGCTTAAGCCAGTCATCGAGAACATCGAACCACCCCCTTTGTTGTTTTAGTGAAAGTGTAGATGAAGCCAAAAAATAACCTCTTAGAATTCTAACATATTTAGTTTACACTTCTTTACACTCATCGTCAATAGGTTTTTTTACCTGCTTCTTCATAGGTCTATAAAGTTGTGGCCAAGTATCCCTAATAATCTCTGCCATCTTATAAGGAGTTTCTGAACTAATCAATGTGCTGTCCCATTGCCATCGTAGTCGTCACTATCGTAATACACAATCTCTCCTTTGTAAAATCCAAAGAAGAGAGTTGTCAAAACAAATGGAATACAAACCCAGAGAAGAAAGTTACCGAACATCATGACCCCCAAACATTGCTCTCATACCATTCAAGACTTTGTTTGCGAATCGTCCAAGTCTTCTGGACTCGAAGCGGGAGTATAAAGCAGAAGAAATAACAGGGGCTGGAACACCGAGATCCACAGCAGCGTGAACAGTCCAACGACCCTCACCACTGTCGCTAACTCCCCCATCGAACTTGCTAAGCTCTCGATCGCTCCGTAATACATTAGCGGTAAGATCAAGTAACCAACTGCCAACCACGCTACCGCGACGCCATAACTCAGCCACTTCAGCAACATCAATATCATATTGATAATCTTTCGGGTTCTCCATCGGAGCCACCTCAGCATCACCTGCCTTGACGTATTTGCTCCCAGCATTAGCTTCATGCAGGATATTAAATCCTTCTGCGTATGCTTGCATGATTCCGTATTCGATTCCATTATGCACCATCTTTACAAAGTGACCTGCTCCAGGACCACCGCAATGTAACCACCCAAATTCTGCTGGGGTATGATATGAGTCAGGTTGTGTACGTTCGGCGGCAGCAACTCCTGGGGAGAGTGCGTCAAAAATTGGTTTACAAATGGAGACTGCAGTATTTCCGCCACCAACCATAAGACAGTATCCACGCTCCAAACCGTAAACACCACCACTAGTACCACAGTCAATATATTGGATGCCAAGTTTAGACAACTTTTGCGCCCTGCGTCTACTGTCTTTAAAATTGGAATTGCCATGATCAACAATAATGTCGCCTTCACTACAATATCGTAGTAAGTCATTCAATGTATCCTCCACAGTTTCTGCAGGAACCACCATCATAAAAATGCCTGGTTGCCCTTTGTCCTTAACTATTTGAACAAGACTTTCCAAAGAAGTGGTATATCCACTGATATAACCCTTCTCATATTGTTCCTCAGCTTTCTTAACATTGTTTCTGTAACCCCATACTTCAATGTTTCCTCTTTCTATCATACGGCGAGACATTCCCTCGCCCATACGACCTAGACCAATAAGACCTACTTTCATATGATCCTCCCAGGAATATAATCTCCAAGACTATCAAGAACTTCATCTAAAAGTTTTCCGTAATTATTAAATTGTTTATCACCTGCAATAAAAGTTCTTTGCCTACGCCATACTGCTTCGGCAAACATTCGTTTTTCTTCTTCTGTAAAGTTTTCAAACCTGTTCATTTATTTCTCCTATTTAAGTTTAAGTGGAAAATCCCACTTGGTGATATGCTGAACTTTGTTCCAAGGTCCCCACATTCCCTCATGGTAAATGTAAGGTACAGTTCTTATTGGACACTTGTCTCCAGTACACAACAACTTGTCAACAATTCTCCAAGACTCTAAAACTTCATCAGAATGAACGAAGTGTGATTGATCTTTATTCATAGCATCGAAGAATAGTTTTTCATATCCATCTACTGCCTTTTCAACTGAATAATGATATTGTAATAATGCAGGTTCAACTTTATCTTCAAGTCCTGGTGCTTTAATATCTATCCTCATATCCAAATGAGGATCTGGTTGAAGTCTCATTACAATTCTATCATTACATTCATGCCCTTCAAATAATGTTTGTGGTGGTGCTTTAAATTTAATGACAACTTCTACACATCCAACAGGTGTTTTCTTACCTGTCATAAAGTAAAAAGGAACTCCCTGCCATCTCCAGTTATCAATGTATAAATCACCAGCAACAAATGTAGGTGTAGTACTATTGGGATGAACTCCTTCCTCATCCTTATATCCATGATACTGTCCGAAAATAATTCTTTCACCAAGTCTAGTAGCAGCAAGGACTTTAGTCTTCTCCCTACGAATTTCTTTCGCATCATTCCTACAAGGTGGTTCCATAGCAATCAAAGACAATACTTGAAGCATATGGTTCTGTAACATATCTCTTACAGCACCAGCAGTGTCATAGTATTGAGCACGTCCTTCACAACCAATAGTTTCAGTCGCAAAGATTTGAACTTCTTCTATGTACTGGCGATTCCAAAGTGGTTCCAGCAAAATATTGCTAAACCTAGTAGTGAGAATGTTATTAACAGTATCTTTACCAAGATAATGGTCAATGCGATAGACTTGTTTCTCGCGTAGATGTCGCTCCACCACAGACTGTAGATTATCAGCAGATTTATAATCGTGCCCAAAGGGTTTCTCAATAACCACACGGGATGTTTCGGGGTTGTCAAGGAGTCCTGCTTTTTTGAGATTGACGATAGCATTCTCATAGCGTTCTGGGGGTACAGATAGGAAGTAAGTCACATCATCATATTCACCAAAGTTTTTTAGCGATTTGATGATGTTTAAATCTGATGACTTATAGTCCAAACGATGCATAAAGTCTTTTGGATATTCTCCAAGACTTTCTTTCCATTCTTGAACAGATGGTGTTCTTCTAGCAGAACCAATGATAGTAAGGTCTTCTGGAAGAAGTTTTTTCTTATGAAGATTGTAAAGTGCAGGAATAAGTTTCCTCTTACAAAGATCTCCTGTTGCACCAAAGATTACTATTGCTTTCATAGTTCTATATGCTCAAGAGGTTTTTCTTTTGTTGTAAGATAATCTGGATGAATTATCCTCATTGCCTCCGATAACTCCTGATAGTGTTGTATCTCGTCATTCATGATAGCAGTGATTTTTTCATCGTCGTGAATTGTTAAGTACTTTGCATAAGTCATCGCAGCATGAAGTTCAATCTCCATATTCAAGTGGTAAGCAGCGCGAGGCAATAACCCGTAATAAACCACCATAATCCAATAGTAGAGAAGGACAAGGTGCTTGGCGAAAAAACGGTCAATCCAATAAAGACTACCGCCCCGAGACTCCATATACTCAAGATGTTCTGTTTCATTGACTGTTTGTGCGAAGTGTTCTTTCATCAAGTATAGGTGCCATTTGCCACGCAAACCTAAAGACTCTCTTAAATGTAAGACACTCAAAAAAGCAAAATAGGGTGCCCGAGCAATCTCCTCAAGCACCCAGAAACGCTGAAAATCTCTTCCTCGATAAAGGAAGTCAATGATTGCTACAGTAATTTTTAATGTAACCTCATTGATTTTTTTCATTGGCAGACTCCCAATCTTTTTGGAACTGTGCTAAACCTTTTTCTGTCATTACATTCTTATACATCTTCCAGAATACCAGAGGAGGAATGGTAACTACGTCAGCACCATACTCAGCACACTTTTCAACTTGTCTTACATCACGAACTGATGCTCCAAGAATGTTTGGAACATTATCATAATAATGTGTGACCATATTATTATAAACCTTACGGATTTTTTGAATCAATTCAAGTCCATCTACAGAGTTATCTTCCCACCTACCAATAAATGGTGAGATGTAAGTAGCTCCTGCTTTTGCTGCAAGAATTGCTTGTGCTACTGAGAACACAAGTGTTACATTTGTTTTTACACCATTGTCAGTCAACTGTTTACATGCTTTAAGACCTTCTACAGTACAAGGAAGTTTAATTGTAATTGCATAACCAATTGAAATAAACTCTTGTGCCTGAGCAATCATTTCCTCTGCAGTGTCTGCTACTACTTCTGTAGAGATACTTTCCAGGTTTGGAAATGATGTAGAAAGTTCTTGTGCAACATCAGATAAACTTCTTCCACTCTTTAAAATCAAAGATGGATTTGTCGTAACCCCATCAAGTAGTCCAGTATCATATGCTGGACCAATCATTTCAACATCTGCTGTGTCTAAAAATATTTTCATTTCAATTTACGTGAACAGTTCCAATCATTCCTGCTCCTTTGTGGGGAGCACACCAATAAGTATAGTCACCTGCCTCTGAGAATGCAACCTCAAAGTCTTCGCCTGGCATCATAGCAAGTGTTTCGTGTGAGAGTTCTGGATGATCCTCTACAACTACGTTATGTGGAGGAAGCATATTATTAATAAAATGTACTGATTCTCCTGCAGAAATAGTTACCTCAGCAGGTTCAAATACTAGATTACCATCGTAACCCATCTGAACATCTACTGCCCATGCAGGAAGTGCCAAAAAGAGTGATGCAAATAATGCAAAGAAAAACTTCATATGTCTTAACACGACTACACTATCTAGGTGGTTCAGGATGTTTTACATCCAAAGTTTTACCTTTGTAACGAGGGTTTGTCTTGACTTCCTGACTTATCATTTCACCAAATTCCTCACAACATTTGCACCATTTTTTTCTCAGAATATGTGCTTTCACTATTTCTTTTTTCTTATACTTTGCTTCAAACCATTCATACCAAATTTTTGCACATTCTTTATTCTTATCGTTGAGATGCGGTTCCTGATACATTGGAACCCTCTGTGTGGGTTGTGTGCCCTTGACTACTACTATTTACCATATCGTTCCAATGTCGTACTGCATTGGCAACAATAGCCACATTGGTAACCAAATAAGAAATAAAAATAAGGGTGCGTATGCCAGCAATAATATCTGCTTCTCTATCATTCTTACCTTCCTTTGCTCCCAGTGCCTTTGCCCATATCCTCCAGACGCTTTTCATCTTTTACACTTTTCAAATATTCTTTTTCGCTTTGGTATATATGTCTTTGTCCTGTCTTCAATTCCCACATATAAATTATGTCTGGAAGCAACCATTCGTGAACGGGTAAACAGTGCTTCCAGTTATCTGGTTGAATGCAATTCATTACAACAACTGACCAAAAAGCAGTTACATAATTAATTACTGTTTGCATCTACAAGACCTTTTAATAGATGTGTTGCCTCAGAAAATCTATCCACATAATGAATGAGTTTCATTTCTTCATTATTCAAGAACCCATTATCAAGCATCTCATCTTCAACCCAATGCTTAAGAGTTCTCCACATCCTACCAACACAAATGATAGGTTTCTTATCAATATGATTCACCTGAACCAACTGATAGATCATTGCCATCTCAAGAAGAGTTCCAATACCACCAGGAGTTACAATAAATGCATCACACTCGGCAAAGGTTTTTAGTCTTGAATAAAATGTTTGATGCTTCTCATATTCCTGAACATAAGGATTCACACCTTCTTCAAATGGCAAGTAAATTGCTTCTGCAACTGAACATAAAGAATTTCCATTACAGAATTCCATTGCTCCTTTATTAGCAGCTTCCATTGTTCCTGGTCCACCACCAGTAACTACTATCCATCCCTCTGCTGCAATGTTTCTTCCAAGTTTTTCTACTGCTTTATAAAGACCAGAGTCTGGACTAGTTCTTGCGGAACCAAAAATTGCTATCTTCTTCATATTTTATTGCATTAAAAAAGAGACCCGAAGGTCTCTTTATTGTAGCAGTATTTAGTTTTTATATCAACCTTGATATGTATATGCAGCCATATCGTGTTCAGAAGCATCAAGACCAGCAATCTCTTCTTCCTCAGTAACACGGAGTCCTTTGTTTGCTTTCGCAAGAAACTTCCAAGTGATGTAACTCAAACCAGCGGCACAAACACCATAGGCAACTACACCAACTAGTTGAATAAAGAACTGGGACAGACCGTGACCGTAGAAGAAACCAGCAGACTTAGAGAACAGACCCACAGACAGGGTTCCCCAGATGCCAGCAGCACCATGGACAGAGAATGCACCAACGGGATCGTCGATACGAAGGCGATCAATCAGGTCAATGGAATAAACAACGATGACACCACCGATGAAACCCATTACCCAAGCACCAACCGTGCCAACAGCATCACAACCAGCAGTTACAGAAACCAAACCAGCAAGAATACCATTGATAGTCATACCCAGATCTGCTTTACCATTCTTGAGTTGACTGGTGATCGTTCCAGCAATACCACCGCCTGCAGCACCGAGAGTAGTAGTGACAGCAATGAAAGGAACGGCAGAGTCCATTGCCAATTGAGAACCAGGGTTGAAACCATACCAACCAATCCAGAGAATCAGAGCACCAAGGGTTGCCTGTGCCATGTTATGACCAGGGATTGCATTTGCACGTTCACCATCATATTTGGCAAGACGAGGACCAAGGATTGCAGCACCAACGATACCTGCCCATGCACCAACGGAGTGGACAACAGTCGAACCAGCAAAGTCTTGGAAACCAAGTGCATCCAACCAACCACCATTCCACTTCCAGGAACCCAGAACGGGATAGATGATAGAAGTCAGAACGATAGAGAAGAGAACGAACTGACTAAACTTAATACGTTCTGCAACCAGACCAGAAACGATAGTGGCAGCAGTTCCAGCAAATGCTGCTTGGAACAGGAAGTCAATACTGGGAACCAGTGATGCATCCTTCACCATCTCTGCAGTAACAGTAGGATCAAAGAACAGACCTTTGAAGTAGAACCAACCGTCAATCACGGGATTACCATACATCAGAGAGTAACCAACCAGGAAGTATGCAGATACTGCAAGCGTGAAAACGATAAGGTTCTTATAGAGAATATTAACAGTGTTCTTGTGTCGGCACATACCTGCTTCCACCATAGCAAATCCTGCGTTCATAAACACAACCAGGACGGTGGCAACAAGGAGCCAAAGATTGTTTGCAAGGAACTGAGGATTCAATTCCGTGGGGAGGTCTGCTGCATGAGCAGACAACTCAAATGTGCCCAGGATCATCAGGGCAGCAGCAGCGACGAAATACCACTGCTTGTTTCGGAGTCGAGTGAATTTTTTCAGCATTTATTTCAGTGTTTAAACAGTGAACTTAATGTTCGCTTAAGATTCTACCGTAAAAACCGTATCACGTCAAGACACAAAAAAAGGAACCCGAAGGTTCCTTTTCTGATTATTCAGTTTTTAGGAAACTCAACCGATGGTTGGAGCAGTCAGAGCAACAGGAGTTGACTCGACAGCTGCCAGGTCCAGAGGAAAGTTGTGGGCGTTTCTCTCGTGCATCACTTCCATCCCGAGGTTGGCACGGTTCAGGACATCAGCCCAGGTGTTGAGCACACGACCCTGACCATCAATGACGGACTGGTTGAAGTTGAAACCGTTGAGGTTGAATGCCATGGTGCTAACACCAAGAGCGGTGAACCAGATACCGACAACAGGCCATGCTGCGAGGAAGAAGTGCAGCGAACGGGAGTTGTTGAAGGAAGCGTATTGGAAGATCAGGCGACCGAAGTAACCATGAGCAGCGACGATGTTGTAGGTCTCTTCTTCTTGACCAAACTTGTAACCATAGTTCTGGGACTCGTTCTCAGTGGTTTCACGAACCAGCGAGGAAGTAACCAGAGAACCGTGCATTGCACTGAACAGAGAACCACCGAAGACACCAGCAACGCCCAGC